GATCAGATTGATACCGCTGACGAGTCCGCCCAGGTCAAGCCGCTCCATGACCGCGTCCACGTCCTCGTCGTCCAGCTGCGCGTCCTGCGGAATACGCTCGAGGCCATGGAGAACGCCGCCGAGGCCGCCCTTGAAGACGTGCGCCGTATCTCCGCCTCTGTCGAAGAAGCCAGCCCCGAAGATGACAGCCTGTGAACTCTGCAAGGGTGCCTGCTGTGAAAGCATCATCCTGCCTATCAGCCCTAGCCCGACCTCGACCGAGTTCTATTCCGCCCGCGGCGAGGTCTTCCATATCGCTGGCAGTACCTTCGCCGAAGTCCCTGCCCGATGCCCGCACCTATCCGGCTCTGGCAGGTGCAAGACTTACGCCAGCCGCCCGGTCGCCTGCTCCCGCTTCACCGTGGGCTCAGTCATGTGCCTGACCGCCATCGAGCGCCGTCGCCCAGATCAGGCCGACGCCATCATGGCCCTTCTCTGATTTCCCACCAACACCCAATAACACACCCATGCCCGACCTCATCACCGAACGCGTCATCTATGACGGCATCCAAGCGCTCAACCAATCCGGCGCCAAGGAACTGCTCAAGTCCCCCGCCCACTACCAGGCTTACCTCTCCCGCACCCGCGAAGAGTCCAAGGCCCTCCGCGTGGGCACGGCGGTCCACAAGCTGGCCCTCGAGGGCCTCGACGCCTACAACGCCACGCACGCCATCGCCCCGGACGTGGACAAGCGCACTAAGGAAGGCAAGGCCGAGTGGGCCGAGTTCGTCACCGCCAACGAAGGCAAGGCCATCCTGACCGCCGAAGAGGGTGCCCTCGTCGACGCCGTGGCCAACTCCGCTGCGGCCTGCATGAAGCAGAACGGCATCGTCCTCTCGAAGACCGAGGTCATGTTCACCGCCTTCCTCGGAGATACCCTGGTCAAGTGCGCCATCGACGGCATCTCCGACGACGGCTATATCTACGACCTCAAGACCTGTGAGGACGCATCCCCGCACGGCTTCCTCCAGTCAGTCCGCAAATACAAGTATGCCCTCCAGGCTTACTTCTACCGGCACGCCGTCGAGTCCGCTTACAAGTGCCGCGTCCTCGGCTTCCGCTTCATCGCCGTCGAGAAGGAGCCGCCCTACGCCCACGCGGTCTACGAGCTGGGGCCGGAACTGATGACTGGTGCCGCCTTCGACTTCGAGCGCGCCCTGACCCTGTACAAGGACTGCACCGCCTCGGGCAACTGGCCCGGCTACCAGACCGAGATCACCACCATCGACATCGCCGCCAAGCCCAGCGCCGCGACCAACATCAACTTCGCCTAATACCATGACCACCGAAAACGACCGCCCGCCCCTCACGTCCATCAGCACGAACGGCACCTACAAGCTGAAACTCATCAAGCCCAAGTTCGAGAAGGTCAAACAGTGGGAGGACGGCACCTCGTCCGCCCGCCTGTTCTTCGTCGACGACAAGGGCTTCTGCCTGTCCAAGAACTTCTCGAGCAAGTACGGCAAGGCGCTCGCCATGCTCGTCGGCAAGTTCTCCGGCAAGTACACCAACGAGATCAGGCTGGATGCCACCCCGGCAGAGTACCTGGAGTACCTGTCCCCCGCCTGCGGCCAGACCATCCTCGTCGGCGTCGAGGTCGAGGCCAACGGCGAGTGGCAGGGCAAGCCCCAGTACAAGTACAAGATGACCTACCCGAAGGGCTCCCAGAAGCCGACCGTTCCCGACGCGCTGCCGCCCGAAGGCGTTCCCTTCTAATCCCGTGACCGAAGCACCCACGCCCATGGCCGCCCCGACGCTCGTCCTGATCGCAGGCTACGCCAGGGCGGGCAAGGACACGCTCGCCTCCGGCATCCTCGAATGGTCCCAGCGACCCGCCGAACATATCAACTTCGCCGACGCGCTTAAGGAGGCCGCAAACCACTACATGGATTACCTCGGCCTTGACGGCAACTTCTTCAAGGAAGACTTCAAGGTCGATAACCGTGACTTCCTCGTGCACGCGGGCAAGTTCGCCCGGCGCATGGATCGGGACGTCTTCGCCCGCCACTTCGCCAACTGGTGCCCGGTCATGAAGCATCACGACCAACCCTCCCCCGAGACGGTCGTCTGTTCCGACTGGCGCTACGTCAACGAGCTGCGGGTCTGCCAGGACATCCTCTGGGAGAAGGGCTGGAAGGTCCGCACCATCTACGTCGCCACTGCTGGGGTCGGCCCGGCCAACGACGAAGAGCTCGACAGCATCGCCGAGATACGGGCGTCCCACCTGTTCGACCAGGAGTATATCTTCAGGCCGAACACCCGTAACCAGATCATGACCGAAGGCCGCAACCTTGCACGCTCATGGAGACTCTGAACCCCGAGACGCTGCGCTGGGCGAACAAGGTCGGCATCAGCCCCGACCGAGTGGCCTTCCTGCTGGCCTGCCCTAAGTACACCCGCACCGGGCGACACGACAAGCCCGCCTATATCAAGGCCGAGAACCCGAACCACCACCTCCAGAAGCTCGGGGACTGCTATTGGTTCCGCCTGCGTCGTCGCGGCAAGGACATCGTCGAGAACATCGCCAGCGACCTCGAGACCGCCCGCAAGCGCCGTGACGAGATGCTCGCGGCCTTCGACGCCGGCAAGCCCATCCCTTACATCAACGTCCGCTAATGAGCACCCCGACCCGCTTCGTAGCCTTCGGCGATAACCACGGCGACATGGCCGACGAGAACGCCGTCGAGGCCCTCGTCGAGTTCATCAAGGACTACAAGCCGACCGTGCGCGTCCACCTCGGCGACTGCTTTGACTTCCGATCGCTTCGCCGTGGAGCCGGGCAGGATGCCGAAGGCGCCGAGTCCCTCATCTCCGACATCGAGGCCGGTGAAGCCTTCCTCGAGCGCACCAAGCCCACCGTCTACCTGATGGGCAACCACGAGCACCGGGCACAGGCCCTTCAGCATACCTCCGGCTCCGCCCTGGTACGCGACTACTGCGCTGACCTCGAGGCCCGCATCAAGACCGCCGCGAAGAGCTGCGGAGCCAAGACCATCCTCCCCTACCACGCCGAGAAGGGCGTCTATCGTCTCGGCCAAGTGGCCTTCATCCACGGTTACGCTCACGGCCTGAACGCCACCGCCGAGCAGGGTAAGCACTACGCCGACCGCGGAGGCGCTCTGATCCACGGGCACACGCACACGCTCGCCCAGGTTAACCTAACCAAGGCCGAGGGCGGCGCCGCTTTCTCCGCCGGCTGTCTCTGCCAGAAGGACGCCATGGCCTACGCGTCGCACCGCCTAGCCACCTCCCGCTGGGGCTCAGGCTTCGCCGCCGGCTGGGTCGACGGCAAGGACTGGAAGGTCTGGCTCGTCCACCGCGTCGGCTCACGCTGGGTCTGGACCACCGACCTCAAGGTCTTCACCCCGAAGGCCCGATGAAGCGCTTCGACGCCCACGCCCTCGTCGCCGCCCTGGTCAGCGAACCCAAGGAAGCCCCCGAAGGCTGGCTCAAGACCGTCGAAATCATCCGCCTCCTAGGTTATCGGACCCGGGCAGGAGTCGCCCTGCCAATCGCCCGCATCGTCAAGGCAGGCTTCGCCCAACAGCGACGCATTACCCGCAGCCGACTGGCGTACAAGCTGAGCCCTCGCTTCAAGACCTGGGCACAGGCTCACGAAGCCGTTATCGCCCTTGAAGCCTTCAAGGCGCCCGCCGGATGGGTCAACCTCTCCGACTACGCCCGCAAGCACCGGCGCACCGTCCGCGGCATCCAATACCGCATCGACGCCTCCCTGATCCCTGTACGCATCTTCCGCACACCTCGCCCGGTCCCGCACTATCGCAAGTCCGACCTCGACCGCATCCTACGCAAAGCATCTTGACCACGGGCACCCACGCCCCCAAACCCAAAACCTCTCTTCCATGACTCCCCCGAACAACGTTCAGGCGGAACGCCACTTACTCGGCGCAATCCTCCGCGACAACATCCCATTCCCGACCAACCTGAAGCCATCGGACTTCTTCGAGCCGAAGCATCAGG